GTAGAGGAGTGGATACAAACTCGGAATGGCCCACGTTTACGGAAACGTAAGCAGTGGTTCACGTATTATGAGTGGCAAGGAAAGCCTACAAACTTAGCGGAATTATCTGCTAAAGCTTGGATGACTTATCGTTACGGCATTATGCCGATCCTTTACAGCTTACAGGATATTTCTGAAGTAATTAATAAGAAATACGCCGATAAGGTTGAATGGGAAACCACAAAGAAACGTGAAGAAACTTCTTTTGACGATACCTCCGTTATTGGGAGTTTTGGTGGCAATCATGCTAAAGCACGAGTTCCTGTTGTAATGAGGAGCGAATGCGAGCTGATTCAACGTGTATTTATTAAAACCAAATATAACGTTGGCCAACTCAAGTCTAAGCAATTAGGCTTTAATCCTGCCGTAACTGCCTGGGAACTTGTTCCTTTCAGTTTTGTTGCGGATTGGTTGGTTCATATCGGTGATATGATCATGGCGCTAACGCCTACGTGTTACCAAGAGCGAGCTATTACGTATAGCGAGCATATTTCTTGTGACATTGGTTATGCGTCCGGCCCCTTAGTTTCTCATAATGAAGGGAGTAGCTCCACAACTGTGGAAAGCGCCTCTTTAAAATGGGAAGCCTCTGAGGACTCTTACCAGCGCGAAGTCATTTCTGACAACGTGTTGAATTTCATAACCCTACCAATTGGTTTGGAAACTAACTGGAAGCGTCAAATTGATGCTTTTGCTTTGTTATATCTCTTGATAAAGCCGGATTTATCCGCGTTAGACTCTAAACTTTTACGTAAACGTAAAAAGTCCTTAAACGGACAGAAAGGCCTTAAAAATGGCAAACTTTGAAGTGCGAAAGCGCGATAGCCAAAAAGTTGTTTTGGTTAATGGCAACCGCTATACTCATACGGTAACCATTTCACAAAACCAAACCACCTCTCGCTACGGTGACAAGAAGGTTGATAACTTCCGTCACAATATCGTTAACGTGGACCGCTTCGCGGTAACAGCTTACCCGAAATGCGACAACACTTGTGGTGCGTCACGCGACGAGTCTATTACCGTAGGCTTTGTTGTGGCAGCCGGCCAAGAGCCGACTTACTACGCCCGTAAAGCAGCCATGCTCAAAGAGATGGCAGCTGTGTTGTCGCAAGCATCCACTGACATTGCCCGTTTGGGTAATGGCGGTGAACTCAACACTGCAATTGCAGTTGTTGTAGCAGTTTAATGAGGGAGAGAACAATGGAAACAACGTTCGATCTCGTAAATCATGAGCTGCTTGCTTTTGTTGACTCTTTTGGCTCAAGCCACGCCAACTACGCAAGGAATTTCCACAAAGTGGGAGATAACTTGCGAACGGACCACGTGCACCATCTGGTACGCCTCGGGAGATTCCTCAAGAAATTTGAGAGACCTGAACTTGGCAACCAAGATTTATTGCACAAAGACACCGTCTCTAGATGGCTGGCCACCGATGAAGAATTATTACGCATCACGGAAGCCTCTCTTATAAGGGAAGCTTTCAACGACATCCGTATTATTAGGATGAAACGTTTAATTCATAGTTGGTGTAACCTCTTCGAAATGCGTCTCGAAGATGCGTGGGTTGGCCCTGGTGAAACTTATCGTTCATCAGGTGGCGACGTTTCTGCTTATGGAAAGTTTCTTAAGCATGAGCGTTGGACTGTCACCCGCGACTGTTATCCTTTCTTTGAAAGCGTGATCAGACATAACCGCCCGTTAAGACGGTGGGCTCTGGAAGAAGGCCGTAAAAAGCTTGAATCCATGGGT